TTGCGAAATCTTCGCACTGAATCTTAACGTTCAAGCCCATAGGATCAAAGCCAGCCTGGAGAAGATAATGAAAGATCATCTTTCTAAAAGGAGGTGTGATCCTAGTGTCCATAGCAGATAAATCAGACTCGTAAGAAGTACCCTTAAAACCCTGAAAGTGTTTAATATAACGGGCTTCATGTTCCGGATCATGCCATAAACCAAGAATACCCTTACGAGCAGATTTCTGCTGAAGGGTGGATCTAGAGATTAGGACATTAAGCCAGAAAGGGATAATGAAAACGTGGCGCATCCGAGGGTATAATGAAACAGTACCTTGAGAAGCAGTCACACCAGCACCACCATCAGAGCGCCAATCAGGAGAAACCTTCTTAAAAGGACCAAAACGACGGTTGATTATAGCATGGAATGCCATACCATCGGGTAGTCCTAGAGAAGTACAAACCTGATTAGCACCACGAAGGTACTGCTGAACAGCTAAATGAGCCGGTTTTGTGGTATCAAGTTGAGGGAAGGCCTCGAACGTGCGAACCCTTGCCTCAGGAGAAGAATCACCTGAGACAGTGGAGGGAAAACCACAATTAGTGTCAAGAGGATCGAAGTCAGTGACTACAGAGGTAGCAAAGTCTTCTTTCCACGTGACAGCTTTTGCGTATTTAGCTATTACTCTCTTACAAGTATCCTGCCAGATGTCAGGAACCTCAAATATCGCATCGTGCGAAACAGGAGGGACCAAATACCAGTATGGAGGAATACCTCTTTGGGTAGTGATCTTACTAATATCGCCGTCCTCCTCAGAATGGGGAGAAAGAATCTCCTCAATCTCAGGAAGGACGCGATTAAGACCATTCCGAATTTCAATAAAATGATCCATATCCCTGTAGAAACGGGGAGAATGACCATTAAGAAATTCCTCATTCGTGAGGGAACGAGGGACGCCTTTATTCTTGATAAAACGGTAGTGTCTACCCAGAACAGGGGAAGTGATCTGAAAACCCATCTTCGAGAGTTGATTAATCAACGCTGAAGAGGAAAGTGTCTGAACGCCAGGAGGAATCCAACCCGAAATGAAACTTTCGGAGAGGGGTTTAACCTCCAGAGGGACATTAAGACAAGTGGGTAACAGGCCCTTCGCCAAAGCATTCTCCACTGTATAAGTGACGGGAGCTTCATGCTTCCCTGTCTTATGTTGTAAGAGAATGTTTTTCATTATAACTCGGGAGCAGTATCACCATCTTCATTTTCAACGACTTCATTGGGTTGGTCACCAATAAGGTCGCGATCTGCGCCATCCGGAGTGGCTGGAGGACCGGTAGCCGAAGTATTCTCGCCACCAAGAGTCTCACCCGGAACAGGGTTAGACTCCATTTGGGAAGCAAGATCACTCGGGACACCAGATATTCCACTAGGAGGGGGGGTAACTGTGTTATTGCCAGTGGAAGGATCACCAAGAGCAAGAGAGTTCTTTTCGGTGTCCTTACCAGCAGTACCAGATACGAGTTTCTCCGCTATCGCTATCTTAGCAGCTCCAGCGCCAGCTTCATCATCTATGTCGCCATGAGCCTTAGACTCATAGTTACCAGAGAACATACCGGCGGAATCAGAGTCGTCACCCTCATCAACAACATTAATGTTAATGGGAACAGACGCGATTATCTTATGATCATGAACCCCAATAGTTAGGAGAGTATGATCAATGGCATCAGTCGAGGTTGGAGTACTAACGAAATGGAAGCCGGGTAGGCGGGTCATAACATCAGTCCAATACTCAAGATCGATCCAGAGGGAATCTGACAGATCGGGATTCGAGAGAACAGGCACCGGAGATTCACTACGCGGAGACATTTCTGTCATCTTAAGCGTGAATTGGCGACTGGAAAAATCAGGAAGCCGGGAGTAGAGAACAAAGGCGTAATCACCCATGATTCTAACTCTCTTACGAGCTGTATCGAGGTGAGCACCCATATAATGAAGAGATTTTTCAACCATATCAGTAAAGGGAACACCCCAAACATATTCCGGGAAGGGAGAAATTACTTGTTCAGCCATAAAGACCTGAAGTTCTTCTCCAGTGAGCTGAGCGACGTGTTCAACAAGATCAGTCCCCTCAGGAAGTTCGAGAGAAGAATGTTTGAAGAAGAAACCGCATGAGGCAAGGGACGTGGCGACTTCCTTTGCAACTATAGTTGTGGCAAATTGAGTCGACATATCATGGAGAGCACCCCAATACCCATCCCGGTAGGAGCCAGCTAACTTGAGAGAGCGGGTAGCGGTCTCAAAGTTCTCAACATCATTAGGATGAAGAGTGAGGACATCCTCTTTAATAAAATTAAAGGGAACAGGGTTCTGAGAGAGAGCTGGAAGAAGGGGTGAACCCTGTCTTTCCACCGTTTTCTCTCGGAGGGCGATTTGCAATCCAGAGATATCACGATCTTCAGCAAGCATAAGCTGAAGGTTGACGAGATCAACTCTCCGAGCCCGACGCTCGAACCAATACTGAGTCCTTTCCATGGAGGAATGGCCTTCAGGAAGGTCTTCGAAACGAGGGAAGGGAATTGGAAAACAATCCCCATTATGCCAAAACTTCCGGTAGGACGGAACACCCCAAGTGGCAGTTTGGCCAGGGAAGGGATGTGAATCCAGAGAAAATTGAAAGGCTTCAATAATGGGAGTGAATTTCTCAAGAGTGATTCGGAGATCATTAGCGGTATCACTCGCGGCTCTAGAGAGAACCATTGCGTGAGTGAGAAGAGAAGGAGCGAGATCGGGGGGATAGTTTTGCATCCTTCCCTGAGTCCCAGTTTTGACATAGTCAATTGAGACCTCTTCTCCCGCATTAACAGGAACTCGCGCTGCAACATTTTGAAATGCAGCGTCCCCAATTTCCTTTACAGACATACCGCCCTCAGTAAGAGAGACAGCAGAGTCGTCAGCGAGAAAGTCGCGGACGAGTGAAAGGATTGGAGAAGATGAGTCAACCTGTGAGCTTCTCAGTGAAGCGAGAGAAACCAAATGAGTATGGTTCCCTAACACTTTGTAATTTGATATGATCTGGTTCGTGGGCTCAACCAAGAACTTGAGGAACGGATCCTTCAGAACAGCTTCCGTATTGGAAATGAACTTATGGACCCTGACTACTCTCTTGTCATCTTTGAA